TGCAAAGAATTTACTTCTTGCAAAGGGGTTATTGGGCGAGACCACAACAATGTACCAGAATTATCTGAAGTCGACACTACAAATTTCCCAATTATCTGGGGCTTTTGTAAAATCTCTTTAAGATGCATTTCATCAATGTCAGTATCAAAAATATAGTCGTCACAAACTGTCTCAAAAGCAGAATAAGGGTCTAATTTCTCATAAAAATTAGTTGCATCTACGTTATTGATGTTTTGCCTGAGAACAACTGCGTATTTTCCACACAAATCATTCTTCTCAGGAGAGTGCAATCCTGTCCATTTACGGATAGATTGTCTAGATGAGTCTAACAAATCTGATGTTAGTTGCTTACCCATAGAAAATACCCCATCAATAGCTTTCGAAAAAGAATTAGAAAAAGATTCGGATTCAAAAGGAATCCAAGTGACATCTACGTGAGGAACATAAAATTCCAAGTCCGTAAACATAAAATGCGCGGTAATCGTCACTGAAGATGATGCAGTTGCTGGCATAGACAAAGCATTCAATACGTACAATCTTACTTGTGCGTAATTTGCCGTGTCCGTACTAGGCATAACTGTAAAACCGTCTAGATCGACTGGTTGCAATTTAGTATTTACATAAAAAGGAACTTCCACGTTCACAGATGTGGATTCATTTGCATACAAAAAGGCGTGTGGTGATGCCATACGCGAATTTTTGTCATTAAAACCCTTTCCATCTAAGGAAACGGCTTCATATGGATGTGACGATGCTAGAACACATCCCTGATGCATGGGAGTGCCTGCGACTTGAAGGACAACGTTCAACCGCGCTCTATACATAACAGATGCAGAAAACGGAATTTTAGCCAATGGGTTATTTAAAATATCTCCTGGGATATTAATAACAGCCAATTCGCCACTAGACACACTCGACCACGAAATATTTGATATAAAATATGGTTTATTTAAAATTCTAGAATAATCCATCTCTAATTGAGGTGGAATATTTTTCAATTTTGGAAATTTATTATATCGAACAGGGGAATCAATCAATGATCTTGTTCTAACACTTGAGTAGAAATTAGATGCTACTGGAGTGATAGACGATCTTGAGTTATTTTCGTTAGAAAACAACCCCGTGGTCGTAGACTGATTCGTTTGTGAATCAGATTGATCTGACTCAGCTTCAAAAATTAAATTATTATTGTTATAAATTAAAAAATTGTTAGTGTTTTTTACTCTCCGCCATAACACTATATGCAGTAAGAGAAACATTTTCTAGGAAAAATTATATATAAAAGTAGCCGCTGAATTAGAAAATCATTTAAAAAGATTAAGCGTTATAACTCTTAAATATTCATATATAATTATATTTAAAATTTAAAAATATGAAAATTGATAAAAAATTTTTAGAGAATCAACATGAGATGTATACAATTCTTTCAAGTAAGCCTCACTTAATTTTGGGTATAAAATTCCTTGAGCGCTTACTCTCTTCTCAAAATCCTCTAAAAGAAATTGCCAGTCACTATGCAGATATATTTCTCGTTGATAGTTATGCAATTTGTCTCTCATCACTTGGTTGATATCTTTGGAATAATCAACCCACGAGAGGCCAGATTGTAAAACATTCAAATCAAGCGGACACATTACTCTTTTCAAAGTAGGATGAAAAACAAACCTTCTCTTTAAAAAAGTAATATCTTCTATTCTATCAAAAGGATCAGAAATAACACCTTTGTGAGAGGTTGTTAAGTCCATTCCAAGATCTTGATAGAATTCTCGCATTGTGAGGGCATTGTGTGATTGTAAAATATCTTTATTTTTGATTGCATTAACGCTATCATCACCATAAAGATAATCAACAATACTATTAGAAAAATCAAAAATAGAGGGTGGTTTCTTGAAATTAATTATCCAATTTCGATAAAACCACATTGCGGTGTAAAAACGGTGCACAAAACTATTTAAAATTGCTGTTAAAAAAGAACCGGACGCCATAGAATGTGTTGTTAAAACTAAATCATCTTGGATATTAACAATTGATCTGAAAGTCGACTCAATTAGAATATTTCCAATTAATTGAGATTTTACTGGCATAAAGGAAATGAGAAGTTCTTGCACTTCACGCTGAACTTGTGGTGACATTTTTCCATCCCACTTTTTGACGTCACCAGCAAAAACTCCATGACTCGATGTCAAAGTCTGATACATTGCATCCCAATCTTTGAAAGGGTTACAACCTATCATAATTTGATTTGATTCTCTATTTGCTACAATATGCTCAACCATCTTTCCAAAATATTTTTTGGTAAGTACTTGATTATATATTGTACCAACTCGAAAACTACGAGGTTCACCAAGTTTTTCACTGCCGCGCAGTTCATCTTTCAGGGTCTCAACCCACACCAACTTTTCCCAATCAACAATTCCTTGATTTAAATCGGACTCAAACTTATTAAGATCGTCTCTAAAAGACTCTGTAAATTTTCCATTTACGAAATCAATATAGTCTGATTTATCCTTCGTACAGCCATAGCCATTGCTAGAATCTTTGTTCAATCCTGCTAACAACTCGTTTCCTTTCACAATTGAAAATTCATCCAAAGATTCGAAAGGTTTCAAGATATTCGCACAAACTTTGCGAGCATATTCCATTTCCGACAAGGATACAGAATTACACTCTACAAAGGATTTCTTTGCAACGTCTTTGACGGTACAACGTCCTGAAAATTGTAAATTTGCGGGAGATCTAGACAGAGGATATATTCCAAAAAGAGGAGATGGACCAAAATTAGTTTTGGACGGAACATTACTGTTCAAAGGTGAATTCAATTTAACGAATGAACCTTCAACCAGTTTCTCGCTAACAGAATAGGGTAATGAATTCAAAGTCTCATCCAAATGATATTGAATGACACTTTTAATTTCACTACTCCATAATCTAGCGCATCCCGTTGAAATCTTCTCTTGCCCGGCTATATGCATTCCTTGAATAAATCCACACTCATCAACAACAGCACTTCCGCACAACCCATTCCCTCGTTCAGTATATAAAATTCTACTTTCTTCAGGAATAGTTATGGGAATTTGGGTTTTTCTGTTCAAACCTTTTACTGTTGTATAATAAGTTATTGATCCTTTATAAGGCACGCAAATTTTTCCATAATCCAATATTTTCTCATCTCCTACCCAAAATTTCACGGCACTCTTCTCGCTCTTAAAATGACTTTTAAGAGATTTGAAGGGTGTCGGAAAAGATTCAGGCAATGATAAAATACA